CTCTGTTTGAAGTGTCGGAGATATTTCTTTTACTATATTCTTTATTATTTTCTTCTGCCTTTTCAAGTCCGAGTTCGAATCCTCCAACTCCGGTGAACATTGAGAAGTATTTGATTCCCCCATTTTTCATTATGATTATAAGCAGGAGGAGTATAGATTTCTCTAGTAACGTGACAAAAGGTGGTGTGTCCCCCCTCCCAATGAACTATTATTTAATGAGACTAACCTCATCTACATCAATCTTAATCGTGCCTATGGTTTCTAAATCTTTTAATATCTGCCTTCCAGTTTGACGAGTTGAACCGCAATTAATAGCGAATAAAGCCAAAAAAGAATCCATAATGGCTTTTTCCTTACGAGAATGTAAGGTTTCAAGGTGTCTAATTAACCAGTCAATCTTCTCTCTTCTGCTTCTTTCAGTTCCCATTAGCCTTACTCATTACCCAGTTTATAAATTGATAAAATGTTAAGACAATTAACCACATGAGAAACATAACCTCTATGTTATTCATTCTCTATTCACCCAATCCTCAAAGCCTTTAGCTAAAACCATCACTTCCTCCGCTGTTATGTCCTCAGCACGTCTATAAAACCTCACAGCCGCCTTTAAACAAGCCATACGAGTAATTTTATTGTCCGTACTAGGATTATTTGAACCCACTTTGACAATAGGCACTTCAGCTTCTCCTTGAGCATAATCCATTGTTTTCATGTTCCAGTATTGACCTTCTTGAACTCCAGTTATAGTCACATTATCCCCTTTTTTAAACTTCTCGCCAATAGNTTCACTAAATGTGGAGTAAGTCTTGTCATCTATCTTAAAAGCATACCTCCTCCATGACTTCGCACCTTCTCCGCCAGTGCTCTCAGTCTTATCTTGGATTATTCCAGTTATCATTTATTAACCTCCATTAATTTAATTAAATCGCCGATAGTATCACAATTCTCCAAAATAAACTCGAAAGTTATTCCTTCTTCCATCATTCATTAGCCTCATTCCATTGATCTTTACAAAAGTTTTCCCAATCATCCCAATTATCCTCAATAAATGCTTTACTTAATTCTGTTAAATTTTCGGCCATCCAAGATTCAAAAGCACCATCATCAAACTCATGGGCTTTCTCCATTATATCTTCCTTTATAATCTCTTTATCCATGACAAACACAAACAAACACACTATATAAATGTATCGTTTATAATTAAGCTATTCTGTTGATCGTGCATGAGCATCCACTATGGAAAGTTACCGAATCCACTCCATCCGAAGAACCAACAAAAACATTAAGATAATCCGCCGCATCCATTGACTTGATTAATGTGATAGTTCTAAATACTGGATCAACTGCACTATGTATATAGGTGTCATGTTCATAAAATGCTGTCCCATTCTTTTTTAAGATTATGTCAATTTCGTCTGGGCTACTAATTTGTAAGTTTAGAGAAATAGTTATTAAATAAATTCCTGCGTTTGTGAATGTAAAGCGCCCATCACTTTGAGTATAAACAAGACCACTCGCTGTGACATTTGCGTCAGAAGTATAAGCGCTATAATTATCTTCGTCAAAAATATCTCTCGTTGAGGTTGAGGCTGTTGAGTTTGCGGTTGTTGTTATGGAGCAATAACTGGACCATGTGAAAGAGGAGTTTTGGGTTATTTGAACATCCCCATCTATATCCAGTTTTTTTTGTGGATCAGCTACACTCATTCCAATATTCCCAGTATTTTGTATATTAAAGCTGTCGTTATCTCCTCCAGATGCTACTTTTAAAACATAATATGAAGGGTGACTTCCATCATTCTCTATGAATAAACTTGTGCTACTCCCCGATTTTCCGCTGTCCCCTGCCTTAAAATGAAATTCTGACTCTGGCGTTCCTGTCCTAAATCCTGCCTTGCCTGAACTTCCTTCTATAAAAAAAGCGTTTTCTTTGCTTGTGCTTTCTATTCTAAAATCTACATCATTCCCCTCCTCATTAAAAACTGTTGCCCCATCTTCTGAAAATGTTATTTGATTATTTCCGCTTTTATCTTGAAATAAGATATTATTATAATCTGTAAATATTATATCTCCATCAGGAGATGCGTGGCTATTTGCTAGAATATTCAAATCGTCTGCGGCGTTTGTTCCTCCGTTTATATTTCCATGAACAGATAAAGCGTTTGTGCTACTATTAAATTTAAATCCTGAATCCCCTCCAAAAGAACCTCCATCATTAAATTGGACATAGGTATCTGACCCCGCTGGGCTTGTGCTTAAAGAGTCAGCATAAGCCTTCGTAGCCGCATCTTGAGCATCTGTTGGATTTGTTACATTAATGATCTTTTTAGTCTGCATGTCAATCTCGTCAGCTATTATCAGCTGTGTCTCAGTTCCGTCAACTTCCCAAAGCCCAGTTCCAACATTATCATCTACATACTTTTTATTAACTAAATCATTATCATTGACGGGAACTTTCTCAATAGTCCCCTCCTTAGTTGCCATGTTCTTTCTAATCGCATAGTCGTCTAAAATTCCAGAAGATTTATGTAACTGTGTAGTAATTTTATTTTTGGGAGGAGTTCTTCTAATTAATGGATTTTTCGCCATCTTGTTAATAATTAATCAGAATTAATAAAAGTATCTATGAAGCCGCTCTTGCATATTTCAGAACTGCAAAACTAGCCCCGCCAGTAGGTACTAATAAATGTTTATCATATACTGTTGCATCATTTCCTACGGTCATAGCCGCAACTGCTAAAGCTAAACTTGCATAATTTCCCACTATTGTGACAGTTAAATCTCCCGCCGCCATTATTCTTCTTCAGCTTCTTCTTCAGCTTCTTCTTTAGTTTCTTCTTCAGTCATTATGATTCCTGCACAGATGTTACAGCCTCCCAACTTGCTGCTGCTGCTGCCTTTGCTTTACAAACATTGATCTTTGAAGTAGTAGTATTCCAGATTAAAGTCCCAACATCTGCTAAAAGTGTATTTCTAATTGTTGTTGTAACATGAGGCAAAACTAAACTCTTAGGGTATAATTCATCCTGACTTGGATTTGGCATTTTTTCCCTCCTTAGGTTTCTCTGCCTTTATAGTATTTGCATACTCAACAGTTTCTGCATTATCTAAGAATTTACCGGCTTCAAAATTAGCCTTTCCCCGTTGTAATCTTCCTTCATTTGTCATTTTTAGGATCTGGTGTTTGTCAATTTACAGCATTCGTTAGGGGCTTGAAGCTGAAATACGCCCCGCTCAAATGCTCGGATGGTCGTACTTTTCCCCTCATCCACAATAGTAACAACTTTTAAGGGTTGGGCTTCTTTCCAAACCATACCCTGCCTTGCTACTAGAACATAGGCTTGATCCGCTGTTACTGTTTCAGAGACGACTATTGTCAAACCTAAAATCCTACCTTGTTGTCCGTTGCCCATCACTCCGCTTTCATACGTTGGATGGTTTAAGATTTTAGTATTTGAGATTATGTTTGTATAGTCAGTTCCATTAACAACTAAGTAGCCATTTCCTGAAAGGGCATCAATTCCATCTGCTCTTAAAGTTTGAACTGCATCAAGTATATCTTTAACTGGGTCTCTATTTGCTACTGTTGCACTGTCCCACTCATTACCTGCGGCTATTGCTACTGTGTTACCTGCATCTGCATTAACCCCCGCCTCAATAGCTACATCCACTTGATAAACAATCTTTCTTCCCAGTCTATAAATCTTTCTTTGTAACATAGGAACTGTTGCGTTTTGTTGAGCTTCTAAAGAAATTATACTTTCCCCTGCGTATTTTTGAATAACTGAACTAACCTTTGTCTCAGTAACATCAAAGAACGGGAATGGTGCATATTGTGGAACTCCTCTTATTGGTGATCCAGTTCCCCCGTCTGTCGTATCGTCATTTGTTTCCCTAAAATATGATTCTGTCCATGCACTAGAGGTATCAATCGCACATAATGATTTCCATTTTTCTTCTTCTTTAACAACTGCCTTAACAGCCGTATCAATAAACTCTTTTCTTAAATCTGCTTCTCTGTCAGTATCAGCCATTTACCACTCACCTACCCTTACTCTAAAGACTTCATTAGCCCCAGCTGTTTCTAAAGCCTTACCTACAACTGAGCCCGTTATTATGTCTGCTTCCACCGCTAACCGAACCTCGTTTGCTGTACCATCTAAAGCCTGCAGTTCTCCAGTAGAGGATGTTGCCCCTCCATCTGTTAAATCCCATACTCCGTTTAAAGCGGCTACAATTTCAGTTATTCCATCACTTGCTGTTTTTTCTTCCCATGCAATACCTGCAAAAGCGTCTCCATCTCCAGAATGAGCTATGGCAGTATTATTATCAGTAAGTTTTAACATTGTCCCAATAGGTATACCCGTTCCGTCAGCTACTGTATATCTAGCGAACCTTGTGGGTGTTTCAATACATACTGCTTCATCTGCCATAATTTATACACTACAAATAACTATTTAAATGTTTTCCCTAATCCTTCATTTTAGAAATTTGGTTTTTGTAGCATGAGATTGTAAAGTTTAACTCCTCTATATCTTTTGAAGCCTTCTTATAAGTGTCTTTTGCATCTTCCAGTATTGCTTTAAGTTTTTTAAGCCCCTCTGTCCATTCTTCTTTGTTCATAATTTCTCGATTGCCCTTTCCAATTCTGTACCTTTAAAAAACTCTTTGGCTTGAGCCTTTTTAATATCTTCTGGCGGAATAACTTTTGGCTCAATTCTTCCCCCCGCACTCGATCCTAGTAATTCTTCCGCTTGTAACTTTTGTTTTCTGTCGTTTTCTTCTTTAAGAGACTCACGTTCTTTTTTAATTTCGTCACGAATCGCTCTAGCTTCATCAACAATGGATACATTCTTAGTAACATCTTCCTCATTACCTTCCTCTGGCACATTAGATTTATTAACTTCTTCATCTTTCATAAAGGAAATAATTCTCTTAGGTTTATAAATCTTAGTATAGCTTCTTACTTCTGCCATAGTATTTCAAGAACTCTAAACCAGCCCCGAATAGAATTAATACAAATCCGTAATAATCTCTATTTAAAACGAAAGTTGTACCTGCGGCGGTCATAGCTAAAGCGGCGGTATTGATTATAGTTTCTATAATCGGCTTATGCTCTTGTTTAGTTTTTCTCATTTTAAATTATCTGCTATCCATTCATCTAGTTCTTTAAGTGTTATTGTTGTTGGTCTTATTCTTGCAGGATCGGGATTTAATACAGCCAGATTCCAGTCATCTATCATACCTTGTCTCTCCCCATTCTTTATATTAAACACCTCATACTCTTGTAATTGATTTATTCCTTGATCGCCTAAAAAATCATTTTGAGGATCGTCAGTTGTTTCTTTTAGTCTCGCCCACTCTAAATCTAAAAAATGAATCATAGTCCAAAACTTTTCTCTATTGGAATCTAATTCATAAGGGTTTGCATTTTGATTATTTATTATATCATTTATACGGGGTTTCGTTTCAGAAAGAGACCTTATAGGAGTTTCTATTATCTCCGACTGCTGTCTTTCATAATCACTTACGACATTGCTCAAAATACTTTTAATTCCAGACACTATTGCCCCGATTTGTCCAAATGCCCATGCACCACCCCTCGCACCAGCGGCAACCCCAGCGGGTGTTTTGGTTACAACTCCGCCACCAACTCCACCCACACCAGCCCCTACTGAAGCCCAACTTAAACCGCCCCCTATTGCGTCTATTACTGCATCTGGCAGGGAAGATTTAAAAGCCTTCCAAAGACTTGCATCTTCGACTGTTATACCTCCTATCAATTCATCTAAAATATCTTGTGAGACACCTCCCCCTAGTTGTGCTACTGAAACTCCTGCGGCTTGTAATGCCTGACGTTGTCTTTCTAAGACTGTCTCTGCCTGCCCTCCTATGGGTAACTCTCGTTTATCTGCTTCCTTTGTAAGTTGGCGTGTGACTTCCTCTGGAGGCAGACCTAATATTGATTTGTCTCCTTTAATTCTTCCCGATAATCTTCCCGTTTCTACATCCGTAAAAGTCCCCATTTCGGTGGAGTCGTGAACGGGTTCAGGATTCAATTCAAAATCCTCTGTTAGCCCTCTTGATTCTCTTAGTCTCCTTGATCTTTCTTCTCTCGAAAGATCAGTTATATCTTCCCCCGTTGCTTGAACTATCCTCTTAGTTACAGCATCGTTTTTTTCTATCCTCTTAGTTACAGCATCGTTTTTTTCTTTCGGGGCTTTGGTCGGCATTATACAAACTTTATTTAAGGCATCCCATTTTCCCCCCTTCGCCTTACAATCTAACTGCTTCTGTAATTCTGGGCTTCTTTCGCTTTGATTCCCCGTTGAATCTTGTGATTGTAAAAGTGGTAATATCATTGTAAATTTTTCTGCGGCATTTTATCTGTTAAGTTTAGGTTCTGCCTCCGATGGTTGTATTTTTGTCTGTCCCGTGTTCTTCTCTTGGTTTTCTTGTACTTGTGGGGCTAAACTTTGGGGTCTAGTAAATTTAATCTTGATCGCTAATTGATTCCAAAAGTCATTTTCCATGTCTAACTGTTCTTTTCCATGTATAGGTTGGAATATAAGGTGTCCGTTAATCCCCCCAACTTCTGACGTTCCATCGCTTGTGACTATACTCCTAGGAACTCCGCTTGTATTATATCCTAAGCCTTCAACATAAGTAAGCCAGTTCTGTCTATCCTCAGATGACTTGCTTGGATATGGCTCAATCTTGGCTGTGTCCTCTGGAAGTCCCACCATCTCCCCATTTTTAACAGCGTTTTGAATTTGAGTGTTTGCATAAGAAATCTTCCCCGCATTGTTAGTTTTATAATAAACAACTCCTAAAGCCTTATCTCTATGTTTAATAACCCTTTCATCTTCAAAAGCCTCAATCATAGCATCATTAACGTTCTTGTTTGCTTGTACTTGTGAAGTCCCTTTATTGCTATCCCCTATTTTTTTATTAAATGAATGGAAAATTTCTCTTAAATTCTTCTTAACCCACTTACCACCATCCCAAATTTCATAACGAACAATCCTTGCGCCTTTCCAAACAGACTTAACCCTCTCAGGAGAAATGTTAATTAAATTAACAAGAACACCTTTTTGTTTTTTTATCTCCATAAAAGAATCCCCATTCATTAGTTTCACTGCCGCATGATTCCAGACTATCTGTCCGAAGGTCTCCTTTCCATTTCCAGAGACGTGGTCCAATATTGCTTTGTTTCTAGGGTTTTGCACTTCATACCCTTGACCAAAAGCCCAAGTACAGAGCGAGTTGATTCTTGAGGCTATTTGTGGATGATTAAAATAATACCCAAAGTTTTCTGTCGCTTTATCATAATAAATAAATGTTTCTTCCCCATCTGCGTTGGCTACATCTAAGGTCATACTTTCAACAATAAAATCGGGAACTTGATTAGTAAAATCAGTTGTTGTCCCTTGATTTAAGTCAAATTGTGCCATCAGATGTCCACCTCAAAAGGAATAAACATACTCATCTTTCCCCCAGTACCTTCAAAGAGGGGCTGTGATGCAAGAGGATCGTGGTATAAATCAATATTCGAGTTAGCCCCTGCATCAAGTCCCACAGTAATCCTTAAAAATTCCCCTTTTTTAAATGTAGTTCTGGGTATCTCTACTCTTAAAGTCATCTCAGGATAACTAGCCCCTCCATAGTTAGGCATAGTTGTTACGGCTACTATATCTGTCTCTGTGCTTCCATCCCATTTTCTAACGATTACATAAGGATTAGCAAGGGAATTATCAGCGTGTGCGGGAACTGTGAAAAATGCTGTTCCATTTATTACTTTTGGAACTACAAACTCTACATCAAAATCCAGATCTTGTCCCGCCGATAAAACTGTGTAAGCTGTCGATGGAGACATATTTTTGGTTGTCATAATATATTTATCTTCATCCTCGTGGTCATCCGTTGAAATCCTACACCCAAAAAACTGAACAATTCCAGTTCCATCCACTACCTCAGAAAAAGCATAAGTCGCTATTGCCAGGGGTGCTTTTCTAAATTCTAAGTCTACGGGATTATAAGGCATTATTCAGTTATCCCATCTATGATGTTCGCTTTTTTATCCTTATCCAGTAACAGTTTTATGTTTTCTTCATAGATTGTGTTTAGATAGTCTAAGATTGTCTCCCTTTCTCTCCCACTCATCGCCGTCATGTCTGCATTAATTACATTCATTGCACAAGCCGCCGCTCCCGTTTCAGTTAGAATAAGTTTAAGTGTAGAATCTAAAGAACCCGCTGTCCATAATGTACTCCAATCCGTATCAGTTGCGATGTTAATCCTATTCTCTACATTCAAAACATAAACATCTGTTTGTGCTGTTAATTTCGCCGCCGCTCCCGCATTAACTCCAGCCAGAGCTTGGATGTCTGCGTTCTTTGTATAAATTCCGTCATCAGCCATTATACTTTAATAGAATGAACCGCAAGATTTAAATGTTTGTATTTTATCCCCCAGCTTGCGTTTGTAGTCCCCTCCGCTATGTGTGTGTAATTTCCAAAAATTTTAAGGTGTCTATTTCCTAGATCATCATTTGTGTATGCAAACTGGACAGACTTTAAACTTTGAAATATGTTTGGATCATCTAATAAATGTAGTTTCCCCGTCTCCATCATCATCTTAAAATTGCTATACTTTAGAGTTTTCTGCATCTTTCTTGTTTTTCCATCCTTGCTCATTACTTGTTTTGAGTTGTCGATTGCTTCAGTTACTCCTTTTGTATCGTCATCGTGCATCAGCCAATCGAAAACCCCTACCCCAATTCCCCCAGAATCGATGAAGATTTTAGAAAAGTCATACAATCGGTGTAAGCCTTTTATATGCTCGAAGGTTTGGGGTAGAGTAGTTTTTTTTGTAATTTGGTTTTCTACTTGGTATAAATGATCGTCTCTTAGTTCAAAGATCTGAAATGTGCTTTCATCATTTCCTAGCCTTGCCACATCTACGCCTAAAAAATATGTTGCGTCTTTCTTTATTAGATCAGGTCTTTCCTCCGTCATGCAAGATTTAATAAGTTCATCCTCGAACCATTGTCTCATGTCATCCAGGAACATCCCCATATACTCTTGGTTATATTCCATTTCAGATAGTATCCTTTTTTGATTGTCTAAGAAATTCAGGGCTTTATCTCGTTTGTTTTCTGTCCAATCTTCATTGATCTCTCTTGTCCTATATACTTCTTCTGTGTTTGTATTAAATACTTGCCATATATCTTCTGTGTTCTCCCATGCTTTGAAAAAGAAGTTCTTTTTGGATGTATTAGCTACAAATTTACCTCTTGGTGTGCTTGACATCCATATTTGTCCGGAGGTCGTGGCTAAAGTTGGCAGGGCGGATTTCCATAAAAGTTCTGGCATTCCCGATGCCTCATCGATATACAACACATTACCTGTGAATCCTCAAGGATTCCGCTTATCCCCCCCGATTAAAGGGGGGACAAGGCGGACGGCATCACCTGTGTTCCCTACTGGTCTGCTTATCACATGAGCGCCGTTTTTAATCCATATCCTGCTTTTTGTGGGCTTATTCTTGCCTTTTTGGATGATATTCTTAAAATTCTTCTGTAAATAGTCTAAAACCATTATTATTATTAATTGAGCTTGATCTTCTGTTAAAGATACCACAATTACTTGATGATTGGGGTTATCCATCATATATTGGGCTATCTTATGTGAAAAAATCATTGTTTTCCCTACTTGTCGCCCAGTGTTGACCAAAATGTCCCCTTCTGCCTTCAATATCTCTTTTTGCCAGTTATCGTACTCCATCGCCTCTTATAGTATAGCGATTAAGGCTTTATAAAATTTTTCTACGGGAAAT